CACGTCGGGGAATACGTCGCGCAGCGCAAACGCACGCGCCCGCATCTGGCGCATGCGCTTGGGGTATTGCGTCCACGGGCCGGATTTGCTCAACAAGCCCGCCTGTCTGGCCTCCATCATGCTGAACGTGCGTACCTGTTCGTCTTCGCCGCGCCGTTTGACGCGGCAAGTGGCGGTTTCGCCATCGTCGGTTTCGTAGATGTATTCGCATGCGGGCGAGCCGCGCACCAGGCCAATCACGGCATCGCCCCATAGCGACGGGCGGCCATTGATGACGGCAATATTCTGCATGGCCTGCATGGGCTGCAAGCCCAGTTCCATGCCCCACTGGATGGCAACCAGGATATTTCCAGGATTGCCGGAAAAATCTTTTGGAACGATGCTGGATTTGGATAGCACCTCGGCAAACCGTATCGCTTCGTCCAGTGATTGCGGGGTCAGGCTGAAAGGGGTTTTGGTGTTGGTTTGGGGGGTAAGATCGTTCATGTTTTGTTTCCTGATTAAAGGGATACGGCGTTACAGCGTTACTCTGGCAAGCTCCCAGGATTTGAAAATTCCGTATTTGCATTTGCGGTAGTGGCGATAATCTTTCAGAAATTTCCATATCCTTTTCATTGGACTGGTGCCACGCGGTTTTTTGCTGTTTCGGCTATTGGGTTTCATGCTGGCATCTCCTCTTCGTTGGACTGACAGAAACTTTCTGCCGCAAGGCAGTGTTTGGCACCAATTGGCATAATGACGCCCTCAAAGTCGAGAAACTTTGGTAATTTGACGCGCACGGGTGCGTCGTCGCCATTCGGAATCAAATGCACTTTGTAGGGGTCGGATGCGGATGCGCCTAAAATCTGGGCGGCGTTGGCGAACTTGCTTATCCGCAACCAATCCAGTTGCGGATGTCCGCTGGGTTCGCAGTGAGTACACAGATACGAGATGATTGATTTGGGCGCGTAAGGCTGGCCAGGGATAAATGCCACGCTGCGCTGCCCCAATGCCAGACTGGCGTACATTTCCCCGCCGTCTATCCGCGTCCAGCGCACCGCGATGTTTTTTTCTGCCGGTCTGCGCGGTATCGCCAATGCCTCGTCCAGTGTGGCACGCGGAATAGTCATGCTCGGCAGATCCCGGAACTGCTCGCTCGGTATGGCTCCCATGCGGATGCCATCGGTCGCCAGCAAGTAGCCGTTGATGATGGAGACGCTATTTATCCATTTGTCCTCGTCGTTTTCGGCAGCCAGCAAGCGCAGTGCCAACAGCCAATCAACAGGGACGAGAACCTCAAAGACGCTGCTGGCAGATTCGGGAAGTTTGTCGTGGTTCATTGCGGTTGCTCCTCATTTGTTGGTTTGGGGTAGACCAGACCGCCTTTCCGTACCCGCTCCACACACCATTCCTGCTGCGCGGGATCGTCTGGGTAGGCCTTGGCGCAGCGTTGGCCGAAGGTTTGGCCTGAAAGAATGGGTATGCCAATCCCCAGAAAAGACAGCAACAACACTGCGGTGAGCAATATGGCGGCGTCTCTCATGCGTAGCTCTCGTTTTCCAGTTGTTCGGGCGACATTTCGGCAAGATTGTTGTTGGCGTTATCGGTGATGGTTTGTGTCAGCGCGATGCGCATGTCGCGCAAGCCCTCGGGTTTGCTGTTGGTGAGGATGGCGACGACAAGCGCGGGGATGTAGTCGTAGAGAATTTCCGCCAGCACTTCGACCCATTGGCTGGCGGTATCGCCGAAAGCCATATCCTCGCCGTCACGGAGTACAGCGAGCACGCGGGCGACGGCTTCGGCGTCTGACACCTGCGGGGCTTCGGGCGGCTCAATCTCGCCGGGCGCGCAGTACGGCGGCGCGGTACGGTGCGGGTCGTCGGGCAGGTTGTGGTCGTGGTAGCGCGGCATGGTGTTACTCCCCTTGCACGGCTGCCGGGGCAGGCGCAGCAAAACCAAGACGCAATCGCACAACCTCAATCAGTGAGCGGTATTCTTGACCGATCTGGCTGGAACCGTGTTTTTCTTCGACGACGGCACCTCTGTTCGGTATCCGCACATCGCCGAGTAACCACGTATCGCCGTATATCCGCTCATTGCCGTATACCTGCACATTGCCTAATACACGCGCATCACCGCATACCCGTGCATTTTCGTATGCCTTCACATCGCCGGATACCCGTGCATTTTCGTATACCTGCGCATTACCGGACACCAGCGCATTGTCGGATACCCACGCATCGCCGTATATCCGCGCATTGCCGGATACCTGCGCATTGTCGGATACCCACGCATTGTCGAATACACGCGCATTGTCGGATACTCGTGCATTGTCGGATACCTGTGCATTGTCGGATACCCGTGCATTGTCGGATACCCACGAATTGCAGCTATGCGACAAAGATTCTTCGGACTTCAAATACCCCCCAAGATCGCCAGCCTTCACGTCCGGGGCAATATTGACTAGCGCACGAATGCGGTACAGCGTCGTGCCGTCTGGCGTTTCTACCGTATCGTCTTTGAGCAACTCGTATTTTTTGGTCATGGCTTGAATCCTTTCAGTGATGCCGGTCTCTCCCGGCTGTCACGCCTGCATCATCGTGGGCGTTCACTTTCGCTTATTGCCCCTTGCTCTCGCGGGCCACGATGTATCTATTCCTCAAGTTCAGCGCGAACTTGGTATAGGGCCTTCGTCAGCAGACCGAGCTTGGACAGATACCCCCAATCGCCGGGACTACCGGCATAGGCCAGAAGAGGATCAAGTACGGCAATCCAGCGGACACGATTTTTGATGCTTAACTCGCATCCGGCTAACGGCAGTTCGTCAAAAGTGTCGTTTTTGAACAATTCGTATTTTTGGGTCATGGCTGGATTCCTTTCAGTGGTGCCGGTCTCTCCCCGCTGTCACGCCTGGTTTCGCGGCGGCGTTCCCTCTCTCGGTGTTCTATCGGTCAAACCTGCTCGGCAATACGGACATACGGGTATTTCTCCGTGTCCGGCTTGATGTGCTTGTAAAAATGGCTGCCGACGGATGCGGCGTTTTTGAAGGCCGAAAAATCCTCGCTCGTGACGTTGGCGTAGTGGTACAGCGAACCGTCGCCGCCGTCTTTGCTGCGAAAGCGAATCGCCAGCGTGTCGGTTTCGGGGTTGTGGCCGATGGCGGCGATTTGCGAGGAATCGACCGAATCCAGCGTGATTGGCGAAACGTCGATTTGTTTTCTGCTTTGCGCCAGCGTGGGTTGCGTGCTGTTGCAGTGGTTGATGACCGAATAATAGGCTAAGCCTAAATTAATGTCAATAGGCGTAGCTTAAAATTTCTGGCAAAATAAAACCGGCCCATAGGGACAGGTCGGGAAGGAGCGTAAAAATGAATGCAGTGCTGGAATGGCTAAGCAGGTGGGGCGTCATCCCCGTGGCGGTGTGCTGGAATCTGGTGGAGAGTGCCCGCTGCCGTCGCAAACTGGCGCGTATGGCGCAGCATCTCATGCCGACAAGGAAACTTGAGGATACACCGCTGCCCGGCTACGACATACCGCCGCCGGTTGACCCCAGACCCAATCCGCCTGATTCAGGGCTGACCGATGAGGAGTGGGAACGCTACCTTGAGAGGCAAAGGCCAAAGCCCATCATGATAGACCCCAGAACCTACAAAGAGCTTTTTTTCAATCGCGGCGTGTATATGGCGTTGAGTGCATTCCGCCAATCACCGGAACCGCTGTTTACCCGCGATTCATTGGAGCACAAGCAAATGGCGTTGGCAGCCTTTTATCTCGAACCTCATTTCGGCGATTTTTGGACAGACGATGAGGGGGATTCCTCGGATGGATGATAGAAGACCGTGTAGTGGGCGCATGCGGGACACTGGATGACCAATCCGGACAAATCGGGGGCGGAACGATAATGAACACGCTCTTTGTCGGCGGTTTCAGCAGCATAGCGGCTGCTTTTGCAATCGGCAATCTTCAAACTGCTGGTACGTGGACAGGCCGGAAGGTTGCCGCAATACACACGCTGTTCCAGTCGAGAACTTTTAGTCCGTTTCATTTTTTATCGTATCGATTCTTCGGTTCGACACGCCCCAACACGAAATCCCTCAATACGGGAGGCCACTGAATGCCTGCGCGAAGCAGACGCGGCCACTCATCAATATTGCTGTCTCTGAACAGGTCTTCCAAATCCCCTTCTTCCATCGGTAGCAGCAGGACAATTTGCTCGTCATCGTCCAGAGCGGCCACGGCGCTGTAGATTTCGCTGTCCAATTGCCGCATCGTCGATTCGTACAGGTCGTTGTCTCCACCTTCGGTCAGCAGTAACCCCAGAAAATCCAAGCCGGTTGCGATGCCTTCAACGTGGTCAGGCGATGGCAGGGTGCGATATTTGGCCAGCACCTGTTCGGCAATACGGGTTTTCAGGGCTTCGCAGTCTATGCGCAACCAACCGGGGAGAGCGGCTGCCAAGGCGCGAAGGCGGTCATCTTCATTCATTGCCAAACCACAAAATAGATTGCCTCAAAGACCGGAGCGGATTTCTTTTGACCTGATACAGTTTCGTAGGTCGTGTTCAATACATAGCGCCCAACCAAATCGAATCCACCCTCAACCTTTGCGTTACTAAAATAGTATTTCTCAAGGTCTTTGGGAATGATAACGCCGAAATAATCTGTACTCTCACCCATGCCACGCGAACGACGAAATACACTGGCGAGCAATTCATTCTCTTGTGAGGACGAGAGGGCAGCGAAAAACTCCGGCTCTTCGCCCGCGAACTTGATTTTTCCGTGCATGTAGTACATGCCGTCGTCAGGTTTTATTTTTGGGGCGCTGGCAAGTGAGCCTCCATGTTCAGCGTTGTAAAAAATGGCAGCTTCTCGCAAGTTTTCTGGCTTGGCAGTCTTGGCCCGCATCGCGGCTTCTCGGGCCGCCAATGCAGCAGCTTCAGCTTTCTCCTTAGCTTTTTTGGCTTCTTGTTCTTCTTGATAACGTATCCGCTTAGCTTTTATTTCATTAAACGCATCTCGTACCCTATCTTCACACCTTTCGGCACACCAGTTTTCTGCGCGAAGTGCCTGGCAGTATGCCTCGACTGTAGGGATTTCCTTGTAATCAATAAATTCCAACTCGTGTCGATAGATGGTTTCTTTACGGCACTGCTCTGCTATAGCGCTCGACGGAACCAAGATAATCATAAAATAGGTTGCGACAATGTGGGTGATGAATTTCATGATGATTTAAGCATATTCAAAATTTGCAGAGATTTAACCTGTCAAAAATATGACCATTTGTTTTTCGGTTATGTTGTTATTGTCGGGTCATGTTTTTGAATAAATGGAATAATGTAGGCATCACTCAATCCGTTCCCAAACGATTTTGATAATTCAATCGCCCGTTCAGCACGATTTTTTGTTATGCCAAGAATTTTCGCAATTTGTGCTGACGATTTTCCCGTTTCATGCAGAGGCTTTGCCCGCATGGGAATCACATAAAACTCCCAATAATCACGCGCCCTATCGGCCACAACATGAGCAATATGTCTTTCTGAAATAAACGGATCGCGCTCGACGAAATCATCCATTCTTGATTTGACAATCTTGAGAGCAAACAATCTGCGGGGTTCAGGCCGCAACGCTACCGCACCAAAACCATTAGCAACTGCTACCTGCGCAGTAACATCGGCTAAGACATCCTTGTTTTTGTCATAAAAATCAGGCGAATCAAGAAACTCATCATCTCTAAAATAAATTTCGTCATCATCAGATATGCCATCGTCTCCGGTTTCCGAATCACGGTGCTGCTCATGGTCTTCAAAGTCCAGTAGACTTTTGCTTTTGGAAGACGGCGGCTTGATGCCGATGCTAAGCCAAGTGTTCGATTCCCCCAATCGGACGTAGGCACTAAAGCCCGCGTAGACCATGCTCCCGTCATCTTGGCTTTTTTCGACCTGTACATCCAGCACGCCAAAACTGTTTGGGTCATAGAGCTTGGCGTACTCGCTGAAATCTGGTTTGTTCAAGTAAATAACAGTCGCGCCAGGCCCGTAGAATTTCCCTTGCACCCAAGGTATCGCCAACTCCACCTCGAATTGCGTAACGACCTGGTGACAAGCTTTATCGATAAGCCTGTGACGGTGTGGCTGCGGAATACTGAACATGCCTTCTTCGCCATCGACCGAAGCGTAAATGCCGAACATGAATGCCAGCGCCTCTTCATCACTGACGACCTCTTCCCCATCTGGCGTGTTAATCATTTTCTTCCTTTGGTTCTATAAAACAGGTTATCCACTATTCATGAAAAAAATCATGCAGAAGACGCGATTCTTGTTTGTAAAAATTTTTGCTCTGACGGTCGTTCTATCGAGCGTTCTGTAGCTTGGCGAACAGGTTTTTCACGCTCGCTGTTCCGCGCGTTCCGGCTTTTGCTTGTCCCTTGCCAGTCGCGCACCTTGGATTGCAGGGAATCCACATAAGCCCTGGCATCGCCGTCCACCCAACCGGGCGGGTGTGGCGTTGCCCTGGACAATACGAACCGCGCCACCTCCCGCGCGTCTTCGCGGGCGTTCCGCCATTTATCCAAAAACCATTGCTCTTCAGATGTAAGGACGGGGGGCGGCTTAAGTGCTGCCGAAAACTCTGTCAACCCCCAATGTTCAGGCCCGACAACATCGGAAAAGTAGCGCCATAGTTCCGGCAGTTTTTCCTTTGAAATCGTTCCCCGCTTTTTCCAGTCGGCCAGTGAGGGTTGCTTGACACCAAAGTGAGCAGCAACATCCGCCTCGCGTTTGATGGCACCTGAAGCCTTCTTAAGCGCGATGGCCTGTGCAATGGCCTGACCCAGTTGTTTTCCAGTAAGCATTGCCTAACCATCCTTCAAAAACGCTGATATAGGCAATTCCTCTTGACTTTATTTTAGGCTTAGCCTATATTTTGAGCGTATGAACTACATCAGCGAAAAAATATCTATCAGGGAAGCAGGCAGAGCCGTCGGCGGACTGTCCGCATTGGCGCGGCTTCTGGGCGTTGCGCCTCCCACAGTAAGCCAGTGGGCGTCTGGGGTTCGCCCCGTCCCCGCCGAGCGCTGCCCCGCCATTGAACGCGCCACGGGCGGCGCGGTGACGTGCGAAGAACTGCGCCCTGACGTGGATTGGCAGTTCATCAGAGGAACCCCCACCAAACCATGAAAGCCAACAACATCAAACAAATCCGCGAGCGCTTGGGTCTGCCCCAGGCGTCGCTTGCCGCAGCCATCGGGGTCAGGCAATCCAGCGTCAGCAACTACGAACGCGGCACCCAGCAGGTGTCCCCTGACGTGGCGCGGCGCGTCATTGCCGTCGCCAAAGAGCGCGGTGTGACACTGACGTTCGACGATGTGTATGCGGCGGGATCGCCTGCTGTGAGAGCGGTGGCTGTGTCATGACGTGCGCGATTCCTTTGATGTAAGCCAGTTTCTTCCATCGCCAGACCTCAAACCAGACGAAATCAAGGAGCCATTCGCCCATGCGCCGCCCCATCAAGCACACCCACCGCGCCCTGTTTCTGGCGTTGCAGGCCGATGCCAAGGAATACCCCGGCGGCATCCGCGCGATTGCCGAGACGATGGGGTTAAACGGCAACACGCTGGCCAACGGCCTGAACCCGGATCACGACGCGCAGCCGCCGTCGTTTGCCACGATTCTTGAAATTGTCGTGTTGGCGCAGGCCAAGCGCAGCATTTTTGCGCTGGCGCATCTGGTCGGCCAAGTGCCGATGGATTTTGAACTGGAATCCCGCCCGCCTGCCGAAGCCGTCAGGCTGTTTCTGGGGCTGGTGAAGGCGTCATCGGAACTCTTCAGTGCCGGTTCCGAGGCGGCGATGGACGGGCGTTTTGACGCGGATGAACGCCGCCAACTGGAACCGCTGCTACTGGCGTTGATGAAGGCTAGCGGCGAGTTGTTGCAAGCGATACGGGGGAGTTGACGATGACCAGTACGCCTGAACCCAAGCAGGACAAGCCGCAAGCGCCTGTCCCTGACAAGCGCATTCCGATAGGCCCAACGGATATTTGAGGCAGCGGCTGTCATGGCGAAAACTCAACCCTCCCGCGCCCGTCGCACGGTCACCGCCCGCCGTCTTGGTGAAGCACAGATGCAGCTTGCGCTGGACGCGGCCACGTCCGCTGACCCCAGCTTTGGCGCACGCGCCTACGCTTTCATCGTGGCCTACGTGCGTGAACAGGCGGCGCGGCTGGGTGGTGTTTCTGGCGAGCAGGTAACGCTGGCTGCGCGAGCGGCGGGTATCGCCCCAATCGATGACCGGGCATTCGGCTCCATCTACGCCAAGGCACTGCGGCACGGTGCCATCCGGGTAGTGGGTTACTGCACCCGAGTGCGCGGACACGGTGGCGCTGGCGGTCGTGTCTATGCGGCTGGCGACGGCATAGAGCAGGCGGGGGTTCAACCTTGAATGTCCTGTTTGAAACCGGTCAGTCCGGCGGCATTGCTACGACGCATGATTGGCTGACGCCGCCGGAACTGTTGGCCGCACTGGGCGAGTTTGACCTTGACCCGTGCGCCAGCGAATTTCAGCCGTGGCGCACGGCACGGCAGCAATACACCCTCCGCGATGACGGGCTGGCGCGTGAGTGGGCAGGCCGCGTTTTTTGCAACCCGCCCTACGGTCCACATGCCGCGCAATGGCTGGAACGCTGCGCGGCGCATGGCAACGCGATTGTGCTGGTATTTGCCCGTACCGAAACCGCCGTGTTTCAAGACCACGTTTGGCCGCGTGCGGATGCCATGCTGTTTTTGCGCGGGCGCGTGTCGTTCCGGCTGCCCGGCGGTGGACGCGCCGGTCCGTCCGGTGCGCCGTCGGTGCTGATTGCTTTTGGTCAACACAACGCTGACACCTTGGCCGCGTGCGGGCTGTCGGGCGCGTTCATCCGGTTACGGGGTGCGCAATGACAGTCGCCACCAAACGCATCCTCGACCCCTGCTGCGGCAGCCGCATGTTCTGGTTCGACCGTCAGCATCCTGACGTCGTGTTTGGCGACTGCCGCCACGAAACCCTGACTGTGACCGACCGCTCGCACGGCAACGCCAGCGGCGAGCGCACGCTACGCATAGAACCGGATGTGCTGCTCGATTTCCGCACGCTGCCTTACCCGGATGGCACGTTCAAGCTGGTGGTGTTCGACCCGCCGCATTTGCTGCACGCCGGGCCACGCTCATGGCTCGCGGCCAAGTACGGCAAGCTGGGGGCGGACTGGCGCGATGACCTGCGCCGGGGCTTCGCCGAGTGCTTCCGCGTGCTGGCTGACGACGGCGTACTGATCTTCAAGTGGAACGAAACGCAGGTGAAGGTTTCAGAAATCCTCGCCTTGACCGACGTGACACCGCTTTTCGGCCATCCGAGCGGACGCAAAGGGCTGACGCACTGGATGGTGTTCATGAAGCCCGCTACGGGCGCAATCGGCCAGCAGGGGTAGCGCTCATGGTTTTGCACACACGGCTAGCCCGACGGGGCGAAAAGGCGGACTGCTCCACCCGCCCTGCCGCTGTGTCTTTTTTGTGGAGCGGCGGAGCGTGGCGATGAAGATAAGCAGAATACGTCCAGCAACAGACACAGCCGGGGGGCGGGCATGAACTATTACCCGCATCATATCGGCGACTACATGCGCGATACCGCACACCTGAGCATGCTGGAAGATTGCGCCTACCGCCGTCTGATGGATGTGTATTACGCCCGCGAAAAGCCCTTCCCTGCGGATGAAAAAGCCGTGTGGCGACTGGTGCGGGCGCATTCCAAAAAAGAGCGTCAGGCCGTATCCACAGTGCTGCGGGAGTTTTTCGAGCTATGCGAGGATGACTGCTGGCATCAGCGCCGATGCGATGCCGTGTTGTCCAGGGCGCACGAAGATGCAGAAGAAACCCAAGCCAGTCATGACAACAAGAACGAGCGCCAGCAGCGCCACCGCCAGCGCAGAAAAGAGATGTTCGAGGAATTGCGTCAGTACGGCGTAACTCCTGCGTTTGACGCCAAAACGTCGGAACTTGAGACGCTCTTGTTACGTCACCGTGACGACACCGTTACGTCACCTGTTACGTCACCGGAGACGCAGCCGTTACGTAACGGTGACGCTGCGGTTACGTCTCTTGAGACGGCTATCCATAAGCCAATAGCCAATAACCAAAACCAAAAGCCAGAAGAGACGACGAATACACCGCCACCAGAGACGCGCGAGGCCGTAACGTCGTCGTCTACTGCGCTGTCAGAGGAAGAGGCTGGTACGGTTGACCGTGACGCCGCCGTTACGTCACCTGTTACGTCACCTGTTACGTCACCGGAGACGCAGCCGTTACCAAATACCGCCCCAACCCGCCGGGGGCAAATCGCCGTGCTGCTGAAACGAAACGGTGCAGACCCGGCTTCGCATCCGTCCAGCAAAGGCGTGGCCGAGATGGTTGAACTGAACCTGACCGACACGGAAATCCTGCTGGCGCTGCAAACCGCGAAACAAAATCGGCAAGCAGCGGGTAATCCGCAGGCCATCACGGCATCGTATGTGCTGGGGATCGCCAGGGGGCAACGCCAAGACCGGCAAAAAACCGCCCGCAGTCCGCCAACCGCCGCACAGCGACGCAGCGATTGGGGCGCACGTATGGCTGCCGTCGTTGCCGAGGCCACCGCGCCCCCTGAACCCCCGCGAACCATCGACATGGGAGTGATTGATGCCAGCATTGCCAGCAATTGAAAATCCCGCATGCCATGCGGCGCTGCCTTGCGGCTGGGCCGAGCGGCTCATCGAGCGCATGCAGGCGCTGTACGGCGCGCAATTCGCCCGCCAGTGGGAATCGGTCAAGCCTGAACGGTTGCCGGAAATCTGGGCCGAGGAACTGGCCGGTTTTACGGGCGCAGAAATTGCTGCGGGTCTGACTGCGTGCAAAACCCGCCAGTGGCCGCCAACGCTGCCCGAATTCATGGCGCTGTGCCGTCCCTGGCTGGATGCGGAGGTGGCGTTTCGGCAAGCGGTAGCAGGCATGACGGCGCGGCGCAACGGTGAAACCGGCCTCTGGTCGCATCCGGCGGTGTATTGGGCGGCGGTGCGTGTGGGGACGCATGATTTGCTTGCCTGCGGCTGGCAGACGATGCGCAATCGCTGGGAGACGGCATTTGCCGAGGTGTTGGCGCAAGGCCAGTGGCATCCCGTCCCCGCGCCTGCCCCGCAACTGCCCGCACCGGGGGCGGCGTCACTTTCGCGCGACGAGGCAAACCGGCTGGCGGTGCAGGTTCGGCAGATGACGGGCGAGACAGCAACGCCGGGCAGCCGCGTCACAGACCACAAGGCTTGGGCGCGGCGGATTCTTGCCAATCCCAAGGGTCGCACGATTGCTGTTATCCGTTCGGCGCAACAAGCGCTGGGGCTGGATGCTGACGGGGCATCCGCGTTGGAGATGACGGCGTGATTATCAGCGGCATACTCAAAATACTCCTCTGTCTGGTCGTGGGCGCGGTGCTGGGCTGCATCGTGGGTACGTTGCTTGGTATGGTCGATGTGTACATGGATCGCCTCAACCAGCGCCTCTACCGCGACGAAGGGTGGGACGACTGATGGATGCGGTACTGGTCAAAACCCCCAACGGTGCGCTGGCCCCGGCGGATGAGGCAGCGCGGGCGCTGGTGGACAGGCTCAAGGCGGGTCAAGGTGTGCGTGCCACGGTGCGCCGCGTGCGCAACGTCAAGTTCCATCGGCTGGCATTTGCGCTTTTCAAGCTGGCCTTCGACGCCTGGGAACCCGTCACGCCGCTGGAATACAAGGGGCTGCCGGTCGCCAAGGATTTTGAGCGCTTCCGCAAGGACATGACCATCCTGGCCGGGTTCTACAAGCCGGTCTACAACGTGCGCGGCGAATTGCGGCTGGAAGCCGAAAGCCTGTCGTTTGCCAGCATGGACGAGGAGCGTTTCGAGCAGGTGTTCCGCGCTGTGCTGACCGTGGTGTGGGAGCGCGTCCTGAAATCCGTTGGCTACGCCAGCGCCGATGAGGTCGAGCGTGTGGTCAACGAGTTGATGCGGTTTGATGGGTGACGCGATGAAACGACCCACTACCGCAGCAGAAAAACGCCACATGAACCGCGTCGCCGCGCTGGGCTGCATCCTGTGCGACCACCTGAACCTTGGTACATCCCCGGCGCACGTTCACCACATCCGCGAAGGGCAAGGCATGAGCCAGCGCGCCAGCAATTTTTTGACCATACCGCTCTGCCCAGAACACCACCAAGGCAAAACCGGCATTCACGGGATGGGAACCAACGCCTTTGAGCGCACCTACGGCGTGACCGAACTGGATTTGTTGGCGATGACGATAGAACGGCTGGGAGCGCAAGCATGGTGAACACCTTGCGCTGGACGGAAGACCAATTGGCCGCGCACCAGCAGCGCATCCCGAACCCTGCGCCAGCGCCCACATTGCCTGTCGCCACGGGAACGACGCGCGAACCCGCCATGAACAAGACCGAGGCCGAATACGCCGCCATGCTGCAAGCCCGCACAACCCAAGGTGAAGTTCTCTGGTGGCGCTACGAGGCCGTCACGCTGAAACTGGCCGACAACACGCGCTACACGCCGGATTTCCTTGTGATGCGGGCAGATGGCACGCTTGAGATACATGAAACCAAGGGCGGGTTCGTGCGCGAGGACGGCTGGGTAAAGCTGAAAATCGCCGCAGCATTGTTTCCGTTCCGCTTTTTCCTGTGCCAAAAACAGGCAAAGAAAGCGGGCGGCGGTTGGCAAATCAGGATGGTGTAGTGGGCATGACAGCAGAGAAAAAATCCACGGGCAAACCCACCACAAGGTTCACGACAACCCGCCAGGAACAGGCGGCGGCGGTCAAGACCATCGGCGCACGCATGCGCCAGGCACGCGAACTGTGCAACCTGTCGCAGAACGCGGCATCCAAGCGGCTGGGCTACAGCAATTCGTCCAAGCTTTCCAAGGTTGAAGGCGCGACCGACACCAACAGCGTGCCGCTGTGGCTGATACTGCGGGCGGCCAGGGTCTACGAGGTTTCCATCGATTTCCTGTTCGGTGCCAGCGACGATTGGGAAGTCGGCGCACGCATGACGCAGGAACGCGAAGTATCGGCGTGGCTGCACGATGCTTGGGAGAAAACGCGCCAGCGCGATATGCAAACCCTCAAGCGCCTGCATGATCGTGTGCAGATTTTGTCCGAAACCGTGGCTGATTTGGTAGCACTGACCGAGGATGCCGGGCTGGCACTGACCCGCTTTGCTGAACTGAACCCTGCCTTTGAGGAAATGCGGGCGGGTTCGCGTCTGGTGTCTTCTGTAGAGCGTGCCAGCAACGCAGCCAAGAGCGCCAAGGCCAAGATGGCGCGGTTTCGGATGGAGTGCAAACTGGCTGCGACAGCGGATACGCGCCAGTTAAGCCTGACGCTGTAGCGGGTCGGCAAGCGATGGCAGCAAAACCGAAACTCACCCCCGAGCAATGGGCGCGCGTTCAACGCCATTGGGAGCATGACCCGCGCGACGGGTATTTGTGGCTGGTGGAAGAACTGGACTTGCCGGTATCCGCGCCCGCCGTGCGCAAAACCGCACAACGCGCCGGTTGGCATAAAAAAGCGTCGCTGCACCTGCCGGGGGAGAGACCATCCACGCAGACACCGACGGTTGAGAAACCATCGCCAGAGAAACCTTCCAAGCCGTTGAAACAACAGGATAAGAAACCTGTCGGCAAGGTTTCCAAGGTTTCTCCCAAGGTTTCTCAAAGCCCAAAACAGAGAAACCATGCCGAAAATGCGAAACCATCAGAAACCATCAGCGAAACTTTGCCTGCCACGACCGTGCAGGCCGTGGCACGCACGCCAGACGAATTTGGCGTGTTCGTTGACCTGTCCGACATGCAGGAACTGTTCGTGCGCGAATATCTGGTGGACTGGAACGCCACGGCGGCGGCTACTCGCGCCGGTTACAGCCCCAAAACCGCCATGCAGCAAGGCTGGGCGCTGTTACAAATGCCGAAGGTCAACCACGCCATCACCACGCTTGCCAGCGCCCGCGCCCGCCGTCTGGGAATCGACGCGGACGAACTGATGCGTCTGTGGGCGGCCATCGTCACGTTCGACGCCAACGAAATTTCGCAACTGCGCCGCGTGTGCTGCCCCTACTGCTGGGGCGAGAATCACCAGCGCCAATACACGCCGTCCGGTCTGGAAGAAGCGCAGAAAAAGCACGACCGCGAACGCGCCCGTCGTCTGAAAGCCAACGCGGATGACGACATCGGCGAGTTTCCCGAGTACACCGACGATTGGTACGACAAACGCAAACCGCCGGTCGAAGACTGCCCTGAATGCCACGGCGAGGGCATCGAGGAGGTGTTCTACAACGACACGCGCAACCTCTCGCCCGCCGCGCGGCTGGTGTATTCCGGCGTGGACGTGGGGAAGGACGGCATCAAGATACTGATGCTGTCCAAGGAAAAGGCCATGGACAATCTGGCGCGTGCGCTGGGGCTGTTCAAAGAAAAAGATGTGGAAGTCAACATCAACATGGCGTCTGGCGATGAGTTGTACCGCCTCTTTGAGGACAAGATGAAACTGGCACGCACGCGCCAGACGGCGGTACTGACCGAGCGCGGCATCGTGATTGAAGCTGGTGAGCAACCATGACGCGCCGCAAGAAAAACCGCAACCTGCTGGAAGACCCGCGCTACGCCGCGTTCGTCGAGCGCTACCACGCCGACCCGCTGCGCTTTGCCGTCGAAGTCACGGGGTTTATCCCCAGCGCCGACCAGGAAAGCCTGTTTGAAGCCATCACGCCGGAAAACGCCAAGGTGTCGGTGGTGTCTGGCACGGGTACTGGCAAGACCGCAGCGTTTGCCCGCATTGCGCTCTGGCATTTGCTGTGTTTTCCCGTGGCGGTCTACGACGGCAAGGTCGAAGTCGGCAGCAATACCTATATTGGCGCACCGTTTATCCAGCAAGTGGCCGACGGTATCTGGAAGGAAATGCAGGATACGCGCATTGCGATTGCCAACGGCCCGCACGGCTGGATCAACGATTTTTTCACCATCACCAAGACGCGCGTGCATGTGAACGGTTACGCCGAGCAGTGGTTTATCACGCAAATCGCCATGAAAAAGGGCGAGGCCATCGGCGTGGCGGGCAAGCACCGCTACTGGCAACTCATCATCATCGACGAAGCCGCCGGTGTGCCGGATGAGCACTTTAACGTCATTGACGGCACCCAGACGCAGGGCGGCAACCGCACACTCATGGCGTCCCAGGGCGCGCGCAACGCCGGGCGCTTCTTTGATTCTCACCATACCTTGAACCGGACAAACGGCGGAAGCTGGCAGAGCTTGCGCTTCAATTCCGAATTGTCCCCCTTCGTCACCACACAATGGTTGCACGAACGGGCGGACGAGAGCGGCGGGCGCAATTCGGTTGAATACCAAATCCGCGTGTTGGGACTGTTTGCCGAAAACAGCAGCAATGTGCTCTTGACCCGCGCCGACATTGAGGCCGCCTTTCTACCACGCACGCTGATAGGCGACGACGAACCCTACGGCCTGATGGTGCTGTCTGACGTGGCGCTGGGCGAATACCGCGACGATTCGGTAGCCGTCGTTGCAAAAGTCATCGGCAACGCCGACCGGGGAGCGGACGCGCGGCGCGTGGAATACATCGAAATCCCCATCGCCAACAACGACAAAAACGAAATTGACCTGGCGGGCGACCTGGTGAACCTGGTCGGCAAGCTGTCCAACGCCACGCTGTACGTGGACGCGGGCGGCGTGGGGGCGACCGTCTGCAAGCTGATTGAACGTTCCGGTGCCACGGTAACAGGAGTGAACTGGGGTGCGCCGTGTTTCAAGAACGAATACAAGCAGCGGTTCTACAACCTGCGGGCGTGTGCGATGGTTCGGTTCCGTGATGCGGTGCGGCAAGGCCGCGTCTTGCTGCCGCAGGGATTGTCCAAAAGACTGCGCGAAAAAATCATAGACCAGGGTTCGCGCCTCACTTACCACTACAGCGAGGCGGGGGGCTTGCGCTACGTCATGCAGAAAAAAGAAGACATGCGCCGCGACGGCATCAAATCCCCCGACATCATCGACGCCATGAGCTTTGTTTTTCTCGAAAACGCCCCCTACATGGTCGCCGACGGCGCAAAAAGCAGCACATCCAGCCTGACCGCTTCGGTGCTGGAAAAGGCCGAAGGGCTGTTTGCGGATGTGTGAGAGGATAGCCTTGTCTTTGAACGCCATTTTTGAAAGTTGCCCGCCATGCTTACCAACGTCCCCGCCGCCATCAACCGCATGGCACGCAACGTCGTCATGAATCACCCCAATGCCTGGAATTGCCAGGTGTTTCGCAAGGTGTACAAGCGCACTGCGCCGCAAACCGTGGCGGGCGCACCGACGCTGGGCGGGGATTTCGAGTACAAGCACTTGGGTAACGGTTACGCGCTGCGTGCCGAAGGCTTCGCGCCCGCGCCGATGGTCAAACGCGGCGACGCGCACATCAATTCCGGCGAAGGCATGCTGTTTCTGGTGGAGCCGGAAGAACCCGCCGGGCATCCCGATTGGTTCGACCTGCGCAATCACGACGTCATGTATATCTGGCTGGGGGTTGATCCGAGTTGCGCCAAACTCGCCTTTGAATGCGTCTATACCACGCGCTACATCATGAACCGGCGCGACGATTTGCATATCGCCGCTGGTTCGCCATAAAAACACGGAAAAACCCCCGCATTCCCCGTTCGTACCCCTTGGAAAATGGCACCGTCTGCTTTATCGCGGCGCTGCATTGAACACTTTCCCAAGGGACACGAACCATGACCAAACGCATCTACAAGGATTACTTCAAGCGCAGTACCGCCGAAGTAGCCAAATTTGTTGACAACCTGAAAGACAATTCTGCCGCCGCTGCCGATTTCATGGCGACGGCGAGCAATCAGAATACCGGCGTCAAAGTCCCCGAGGCGCTGCAAGTGGTGCTGGACGAGATGCCGAACGACGAGGCCAAGTCGTTCATCACGCATGCGGTGCTCGACAGCGCAGCCGCGTATGAAACCCAGCACGGCTGCCAGGCTCCCGCCGACATCATCGAACAGGCGCTGCACTGCGCGTATGCCACGACCGATGCGGCGCGGCGCAAGTTCACGCTGGATTCGGCTGATTCTCGCCACCACGACCCGATTTCGCTGCAACCGAACCGCGCCGTGGTCGCCATCATGGCGGCGATGGGCGAGGCGATTCCGTTTGCGCACTATCTGCCCGCCGACATCGGCTCGAACGAAGCGCGGCTGGCGATCATGACCCACCATGCGGGCGCGGATTTCGGCGCGTATGCGCAAAATGCCCTGCTTGACGGTGTAGCCTCTGGCGAACCGTATATCAGTTCCAGCCGCGTGCATACGTCTACCCCGGCAGCATCTGACGGCAAGGTGACGGGCAAAATCACCAAGATTCAGGCGACCGACGATACCTGCGACCCCAACGCGGGCGACCTGAAACTGTTGCGTGGCCGCAGCATCGTTTACGTCGATGGCCGTATCGCCGCCAAAGAAACGGAATCGTCGGGCAGCGGCAACTCCACCCTATCCGGCAAAATCGACGTGGGCGGCACCGAATACAACATCGGCGGCGTCATCAATACCGATACCGGCGTTTATACGCTGACCACTACGCCGAAAATGCCCGATACTGTGCCGGTGGTGGTGGAAGGCTTCATTGACTTTGAGCGCGACGAGGGTTTGACGCCTTCGATTATTTCCGCCGTCAACATGTTTTCGCTGTACGCCAAGCCGTGGCGCGTGACCACGCACCAGAGCGTAGACAGCCGCACCCAAATGGCAAACGAATTGGGGCTGGATCCGTACAGCGAATCGGTGGTTGCCATCCAGAACCAGTTTTCCAACGAACGCCACTACGACGTGCTGCGCAAGGGCAAGCGGTTGGCGGCGATGAATACCGTCACGTTTGACTACGCAGCCGCCGCGTTGAACCAGGATGGTGGACGCGCGATGATCTGGCAGGATTTTTCCTATCCGCTGGGCGTTGCCAGCCAGCAAATGGCGGTCGATACCATTAACCACGGCATCACGCACTTATATGTCGGAAAACGTGTTGCCGCGCAATTCCTGGGGCTGCCCAATACGCTGTTCCAGCCTTCCGGCGTGGCCCCGCGTCCGGGCATTTTCCGTCTTGGGCGGCTTTTCGGCTCCTACGAGGTGTACTACTCGCCCAAGGTCGTGGCGGAAACACAGACCAGCGCCCAGATTCTGGCGGTAGGCCGCGCCACTGACGTGACCCGCAACCCCGTGGTGCTGGGCGACGCCGTACCGCCCACTCTCATCCCGCTGGCGGTCAACGCCGATATGCGCGTGGGCGCGGGCTTTTATGCCCGCAACTTCACCGCAGTGAACCCACACGGCCCGTCTTCGCGCGGCTTTGCGCTGATTGACGTCATCAACATGTAAGCGAGGGAGCGAGCTATGAGCCATACCGTGACATTGGGCGCGCCGTCGCTCACCGGCGAAGACGCCAACCTGCTGGTATCTGCCTTGTTTGCCGATGCCACTTACCCACTTACCGTGACCGTGCAAAACCACATGCCGCGCGACGTGGTGTTTCCCGAAGTGGGCGGCCTGTTTCTGCGCCACGTTGCCAACGCAGCGGGTAGCCAAGCGACGGTGACGATTGCCGACCATGACCAGTTTCAGAGGCTGGCGTCCAGTGTGGCGCAAATCGCTGAACTGAACGGTTACGCGCAGGCACTGACGATTTCGGCTGCATCGGGGGCGAGCAATCCAGAGCCAGAATCGCCCGAAGCGCCGAAAGAACCCGCAGCACCGCAAGTGCCGGAAACCCCGGAAGCGGCAGAAAACCCCGCTCCCAAAACCACGGGCAAGCGCGGCAAGTCTGACAACGCCGCCTGAAAGGAAGAGCAACCATGACTACCGCTTTCGTGCGACAACTGGGCGCGGAATCCGGCGTGCAGCTTAATCCGCTGCGCGACGCTTCCGAAATCCCGACGACTGACAACGCCGATCAGGTATTCGGCATCATGATGCGGGCGACCCGTGGCCGCATCGACAAGCCGTTTACGGTAGATCGCGGCAACGTGTTCAAGAAACTGGGCGCGGGCGAGCAAATCCGCATCAATGCGCTCAACGAAGCCTGGGTGCATGTGGTCGAAGCGCTGAACAAAGGCGCGTACCAGGCCGTCGTGCAGCGCCTGGTGACGAACGCCGCCAAAATCCGCTGGGCGGTCGTGACGCCGGAGGTGAGCGGCGGCACCCCCACTGGCGCGTTCACCTTCGCTGTGACCGATGACCTGCCATCCACGCCGTTTTTGTTCGCCGTCAAACACCTGGAATGCTTCAACGACGGGTTCAAACTGGAATTTCGCGCCGAGGATGCGCAGGAAAACGGGCTGCCGGTTGGCAACGACAAGCTGACCCTGCGTCTGCGCGACAAACAGGACAACCTGCTGTACGAGTTCTACGGGTCGCTGAAAGCTGATGCCAAGGACGATTACGGCAATTCGGCCTGGTTGCCTGATGTGGCGCAGTCGCAAACCGACGCGGTGGAAATCGCCGTGGGTGTCACGGGTAATGATGCCGTGGTCGCCGCCGATTGTGCGGCTTACGGCTACGACAGCAACGGTCGCCAGCAGTGGGCGAAGTCTGACCCGCTGGTGTGCTTTGTCGAGGGCGGTACGGCCTACACCACGCAAAATTACATGGCCGCGCGCGAAAAGCTGCAATATTCGCCATTCGACTACGCCTATATCTCGTCCGGCGGCACGCAAGCCCCGGCGCTCTTGGCGCAACTCGCGCAACTGGCATTCGACACCAACCGGCAACTGAAATTCGGCGTGCCGGGCAACCTCACGCCAGAGGCAGCAGTGGCGTTCGTCGCTCAACTGAACATGGGTGCCAGCCCCACCGCGCACCTGATGCACGCTTTCTGGTCGCCGTTGAAGTCTGACGACCCCACGGGCGTGAACCCGCACGGCTACATCGGCACCGAAACGCTGAACATCGCCTATGCGTGCGGGCGCAACGCGGCGAAAAACGCCAAGGGCTTTGCGCCGAAGAACTACCCCATCGCCGGGCGCGAGTGGCCGGTGCAGCGCACGCGCGTGGTGCAGACCTACTCGCCCAGCAATCAGGAACTGAACTTGCTGGCACGCGTCAAAATCAACCCGGTCATGTTCGAGACCTACACCGGCGGCGGGCGCTACGTGTTCCGCGATTCGCTCACCTGCGCGTTGGTTGAATTCAGTCTCAAAAAACTGATTGCCGTGGCCGACATGTCCACCAGCATCGACGAGGCGGTTACGCGGGCGGCCAAAGACTATCTGCAACTGCCGATGGACATGTCCATCAAGCGTATGCGCGACTTCCTGACGATGCTGTTTGAAGGTGCCGAAGCCTCTAAGTGGATTGTGCCGTCCAGCGACCCGATGATGAATGGTCGCGCGTGGAATTTCACGGTGCAACCCAATGAACAGCGTCCCTACGACGCCATGGACGTGTCGTACTGGCTGCGCTACGACGGCACGAACCGCCAGACCTTCGTCACACAAACGCTGACCCGCTAACCCCTACTTACCGAGGATAGACCATGAGCTTGAGCATGAGCGAAATGTTGCGCGACGCGATGCGGCGCTGCCCGCCCGCCAAAACCCTGGATTCGGCCAATGACGCCGACAAAGAGCCGACCCTGGACGGCGCTGACGATTACACCCTGCGCGACATCCGCATGTCGGCAGTCGCCGCCGTGCAGCAGTGGGTGGAAACCGACGATCTGGACGATGGCGAAAACAGCGCCGACCGCCTGATGGCGCTCTTTGTCGGCATTGCGGATGCCAACAAGGACGGAGAGATTACCGAGGACGAACAGGGCGTGCTGGAAGTGGCGTTAAACGCCGCCTGGGATTATCTGGTCAAACAGGGCGTGTCCGAAGAGGATGTGGAAACGCTGCTCAATGATTGGGACGAAGACGCCGCCGAGCGCGTGCGTGATTTGGTCGCGTCCGTGCTGCCCGAAGGCGAAGACGAAGCCGGGGCGGACATCGACAGCTTTGTGTTTTCCGCAGAAGACCAGGAACCCGCGCTCGATGCCGTGTACAAGAAAAAACTCGTCATTCGCGGCGGCAAAAAAGTACGTATCAACAAGCGCATTTCGGGCAAGGTGCGGCTATCGGCCAAGCAGAAAGTGGCGATTCGCAAAGCCCGCATGAAAAGCCATTCCGCCGGTGCCATGATGCGGCGCATGAAGTCCATGCGGCTGCGGCGTAAAACGGGACTGGCGTAAGGCGGATTGCACGCAGTTTGACCGGGGGCTTGGGCGCTATCTGGCGTGTCGCCGGTAGCGCCTTTTTTCCTGTCTAACCGCATAGCCACATGAACCACAACGTACCCCTTGCCAGTCAACCGCTGTACGGCTACGACCTGTACCGCTGGATTGTGCGCTATGCGCTGGACGCGGCGACGCCGCGCCCCAGCAGCGAACAAGACGCGGTTGCGGCCATGCGGCGCGTGATTGCCGACAAAAAAGACGTGCGCCGCGCCATTTATCGGGACGACATCGGTTACGTGGATTTCATCTGGGGTAGCGAGGGCAAGCCCGAACAAGACCGAGGCGTCCGGCCCAGCGCAAAAGGCGTGGCGCATTTGCTGGAAGCCAGAATGCGCAAGGACAAGCTGACTTATAAACAGGCGTGCGCGGTTGCTGAAAACGTCGCCCGCGCCGCTGTTTCTGGGGCTTTACCGAAGAACTGGAAAAGCATCAAGTCGCTGCGCATTGTGCATAACGGATATGTTGCAATTTTGGCAAAAAGCGATGCCCGCAATGCCTGGCTGCTGACGGGGTATGAGAAATGGTAGGGACTTACGGTGAATATGACGTAGGATTTGATACGTCATACCTACGCACTTGCAGCCTACACTGCCGCGTCTGCAAGTGGGAGCGTAATCCCTGGTGGTTTATGGTGAATACGGCGCAGGATTTGATACGCCGTACCTACGCACTTGCAGCCTACACCGTCGCGTCTGCAAATGGGAGCATAAACCGTCAAAAGCCCACTAGGGCTATCCCGAGAGTGGAACGAAATCGAACTCACCTGCTCGAGTATGAACCAACTACGCCAGACGGTCAAATGAGTACGCCCGCCCCCAGCCGCAACGCCACCCCCCTGACTTCGCTTTGGGACGGCTTGTCTGAACATCTGATTGCCTCATTCTACGAAGTTGCCAAAACCGGCGAAGATAGCTGGGGAACCATCGAAGGTCAGACCGACCCGGTAGCCGTACATGCGCCGCTGACCGAAGCCAATATGGAAATGGTGCTCAACTGGCAAAGCCCGTTCGAGCAGTCCGGGCCGGAATCGCGTGCGCCTGCGCTGATGGCGATGCTGCAATCCGGCGCACTGCAACCGATAGTGGACGCGCTTCTTGGTCGAAGCCCCGAAGAAAGGGCCGCAGCACAGCAAAAATCAGACGGATTCCTGCGTCAGTTCGAGGGGCGCACCGGCATTACGCGCCTGAACTCGACGCAAGTTTTCAACGGCATGCCGCCGGTCAAAATCACCGTCACCGCGCTGTTTCGCGCGTGGCGTGACGCTGCGCAAGAGGTCGAAGCGCCGTTCAACAAGCTGATGGAATGGGCGCTGCCGATTGAACTGTCCAAAGACGGCTCGGTGCTGGCGCGTGCGGCGGAAATGACCAAGGGCGATATGGGCTACGTCGAAGCGCTGATGCCGTCCAAATCGCCTACCCGCATCGCCATGCAATACAAAAATCGCGTGTTTTCGCCGCTGGTGATTGAATCCATCGGCATGCCGCTCAATTCCCCCGTCAACGGCGACGGGCGCTTTGTGCAATTGGCCGTTCCCATGACGCTATGCACCTTGACGGCCATCGACCGCAAGGATTGGCGCAGCGCCGCCATCACGTCCACCAATTCATAGGAGACCCGCCCGTGATCCATTTCCCCTTACTGCGCACGCGCCGCCTGACGGTGCAACTGCGCGAATTGACGATAGGCGAATCCATCGCCATTGCGGCCATGCCGCCGCATTTGCCGGAAGCCGAATGCACGGCGTTTTTGAAAGCTGCGGTGCAGTCCGTGCAGGGCATCGACAACCCCGCCGACTGGACGGTGCAGGAACGCATGCTGGCGGTGTGCCATTACTTGGCTGCCACTGCTGACGACGGGCCGGATTTTGCGCTGGGACAAGGCCGCTATTCCGACTATCTGGACGGCGCGGCGGATATTCAGACCCAAGCCCCACAAGTCGAAGTCGGCGAACTGGCCGGGGATGTCTGGTTCATGCGGCATTTGACCGGCAGAATGGCCGAATCCATCGAGCGCATGGCGGGTGAGGTGCAAGATGCTGCGGGCAATCCGCTGGTCGGGCGCTTGCATTGGCTGCTGGGTGGCATGGCTGCGCAAATGGTACGTGCGTCTGAAACAGTGCCGGATGATTCGCTCGCCGACGGCGCGTTTGACGAATGGTTGATTGCCCGCATGCGCGTCATGGCCGCATTTCCCGAGAGCGACTTTGCCGCGCTGATGAATCTCTACTACGCGGGTCGCGCCAAGCTGCACCACCTGTTCCGCATCGGATTTACCCAGGACGGCATCGTGGCAATGCCGAAAGAAAAGCCGCAGACACAAACACATGGAGGGCCGCAGGCAGACGTATTGCCTGCGGCGCGATTTCCGGTACACGCCGCACTCTCCCGCCTCGCGCTTGAACTGGTCGGAAAACCTGACGAATCTGGCGGCTAGTCTCGCCCTATATTCGTCTACATCGCTGCCGGATGCCTTGCGCATGCCGTCCAACATGGTCGAGACATTCTTTGACGGCAAAGCCTTTGCCGACTGGAAAAAGGGCAAGGAATCCGAATTGAAGCTGCAAGCCGCCATCGTCAACCGTTTGAATGACGTCATCCGCGCCAGCGGCATCGTCGCCAAAACCGTAGCAAGGACGCATTGATGACTGACAAAATTTCCCATGCCGACGATGCAGTGTCCAAGCGCACCGTCAAAGTGGTGTTTGCCATGCTGGGCGTGGACGCAGACCAACCGGAAGCCATTGAGGCGTTTCGAGAAGAGCGGGCATTCGTCAGGAAACTGCGCAAAGTGGTCAACATCGTATTTCTGGGCGCTTTCGTGGCCGCTATGGTTGCCATCGGCATCCGGTTTGGCATGGGGCGTTGATCATGGAACAAGTTACCCGCGCTGAATTCCTCGCTTCAGTCGCACGCCAAGACAGCATTGACGCCGATCTTCACGCGATGAGGCGCAACTTAGAGCAAATCCGCATCGATACACATGAATTGGTAGAAACGTATCGTGCCTTATCCGGCGGGTTCAAGGTGTTGCTGTGGCTGGGCAAGATCGCGCTTGCTGTGACTGCTATTGGTGGCGCGATTGCAGTCCTCCGAACTTGGTGGTTCAAATGAGTTTTGACCAAGCATTCGAGCGGTTGATAGGTCACGAGGGCGGTTACGTCAACCACCCAAACGACCCCGGTGGCGAAACCAATTGGGGTATCACGCTACGCACGGCGCGGGAGCATGGTTACACAGGCCAGATGCGCGATTTGACACGCGAGCAAGCCAAAGACATCTACCGCCGGGCGTACTGGCTGCGCGTGAAAGCCGACCAATACAACAGCGCCATTGCTTTCCAGGTATTCGACGCGGCAGTCAACCACGGCATTAAACAGGCTGTGCGCTGGCTGCAACGCGCGGTTGGGGTCACGGACGACGGTTTTATCGGCCCGGTAACGGTCGCTGCTGCCCGCGCGGCCAATCCATCCGACGTGCTCGCGCGGTTTAACGCGCAGCGGCTGGATTTTTACACCAAGTTGTCAACCTGGCCCGCATTCGGCAAGGGCTGGGTGCGGCGCGTGGCGGCCAATCTGCAATACGCAGCGGGGGACACGGTATGAACTGGAAAGACATCGCAGGCGCACTTGGTAAAGCCGCGCCCGTTTTGGGCGGCATTCTGGGAGGCCCGGCGGGCGCAGCGGTCGGTTCTTTGGTCGCAGGCGCGTTGGGAACCGACGCCACACCAGAGGCCGTCTCCAAAGCCTTGGAGCAAGACCCGCAGGCGCTGGTGAAACTGAAAGAGTTGGAAGTCAACGCCAAGGTTCAGCTTCAACAACTCGCCGTGTCCGCCGAGCAAAACCGTTTGCAAGCCGAAGCCGCGCAATACGCCGCAGAGGCATCAGACCGAGACAGCGCCCGCCAACTGGCCGCCAAGCAGCCGCGCGATTGGGTACGGCCATCAGTCACAGTCATGATGCTGCTGGGTGCTGTGACCATCGTCGCCTTCGTCTTTTCCGGCAAGGCCGACGGTTTGCTGCGCGACGCCACGGCCAGCCTGACCATCGGCACCATCATCGGCTACTGGTTCAACGAGTTGAAGCAGGTGCTGGCGTTCTGGTTCGGCACAACCGGCGAAACCCACCGCGCCCACGAGGAAGTGCGCCGCTTTGCCGTCGCTCCGGGGACGGTCACGCTTGACCCGAATCCCTGAACCCATTACGGCACGGAAAATCAAGCAATCAACCGCGCGGGCAGCGCCGTACAGTGCAACGGTCATCCCATTCCGCCATCCGCCAACAAGGACACGTCATGACAGTTTCCAACACCGCCTATCTGAAAGGTTTTTACGATGCGTCCCGCGCGATGGGCGCAAAGGTCGTGTCCAGCGACTTTGCCTTTGAAATCGAAGGGTTCGAGGGTAACTGGCTGCTGTGCAAGCAAGCGCCCTGGCCGGAAATCTCGCCCGCCGGTGAAATCGAAGTGCCTACGCCCCTGGGTGCAACAATGTGGCAACCACAGCAACTGAAAGTCGCCCAGCAAGGCCAGATTGGCATGTTCGAGACCATCGCCGGGCATCTGGATCAGATGATGGTCAACCTGATTGCCAACGGACAGGCTACCTTCAACGCCAAGATTTACGAAGGTACGCCGGAAAAATTCCTGCGCGCCAAGCGCATCGTCGATGCCTTCATTCAACTGGACAACCCCGACCGCGATTGGGAAAACCGCAGCCAGCCGCTGATTTTCAACGGCACGCTGTTTTTCCACTACTTCGGCGAAATCATCCCCGGCAACTCGGGTGATTATCGTTGATAGGTTGACGGGCGGATGACCACGCTGGCCGAACTGGCGGAAATCTTCGCCAAGAACGAACGACCCGCCGGAAACCTGCTGGACGATGCGGCGGTGCTGGCGCAAGCCGTCGCTGCGACCCGCTTTTACGCCGGGTTTGCGATGTTGCGTGCGCATGATGGCGTGGCGACGCCGCCAGCGATTGACGGCACTACCCCTATCACCACATCCGAATGGGCGCTGATTCGTCCACTGTTCCTGCTCTACGTGGAGCGCGAAACCGCCATCCAGTTGGAAGCCTCACGCGGCATGGGCGCAGACCCGTTCGGGCGCTCAAGCAGCGAAGTGGCCGCCGAGATTACCCAGATTGAAGCGGACATGCCACGCAAGGCATTTTTTCACCCCGTCGTCACCGTGTAGGTGAGCCGCCATGATTCTCTTTCTTGAGAGTGGCAAACAGCTACGCGGCGACCTCATCAAATCCGCCGTGTTGCGCTCTGACCTGGCACCGGTGCCGGTTACGCTGGAAGCCGACATCCGCGCGGGCGACGATAACGACGAACTCGACCGGCTGCTGGCCGAAGGGCGCAAACTCTCGCTTGCCAGCGGCGAAGCCTTGCACATCGTCAAATCGGTGCGCACGGCAAGCCGCATGGTGCAGGACAAGCGCGAAGTGGCCGCGCACCGCATCACGGCGCTGCTGGAACCATGTTTGGGTGTGGCCTACGTGCGCAGCCGCGCCATCATCAAGGAAAACGCGGCCTTGTCCGCCATCTACCGGGCGGCGGGAGCGACGTTGCGCGCGGTGGACGCCGATTTTCCCGTGCCGCGCTTTTATTGCCCCGTGGGCGAGACGCCAACGTTCCACATCGCCCGCGTGCTGCAAGAGGAAGGCGGCGCGGTGCGCTGGAAGGCCGGACGGCTGCAATTCGTGCGGCTGCCCGATTTGTTCAAGCAAAAACCCGTCATAACGTTGCCCGATAACGCCTCGGACGATGTGGACGGCGGGTTTGTCGAACGTCACGAAATCCCGTGGTTTTTCTCGCTGGATGCCAGCGGCACGGCAGTCTTCGGCGCACGCGACAAGCCGCGTACTGTGCGCTACGCGCCGTTCCAGAACGCGCAACGGCTGCGCAACATGACGCGGTGTCTGGTGTATCGCAAGAAGATGAAAATCAGCTTCAACGCGCGTATCGGCGCGGGGGATTTGATTGCGTTTGCGGGCGGCGAAAAACTGGCCGTCATCACCGCCGCGCACGCTTTTGCCAGCGGTACCGACGACGGCGGCGTGTCGGACACCACTACCCGACTGTGGCTGGGCGCGTTGGAGGCGTGATGGAGTATGGCCTTATGCCCGGGCGCTACCCGGCCATCGTCAAGAGCTACAACCCGTCCCGCCGGACGTGCCGTGTTGAAATCCCCGGCCTGACCGACGGCGGCGATGTGTTGCCCGAAGCAGAGATTGAATACGGCATCGGCGACAAATCCCGTTCCGGCCAGTTTGAAACGGAAATCGAAATCCTGCCGGGCGACACCGTGTGGATTGCCTTTATCGGTGGCGACCCGCGCTATCCCATCATCACCGGCTGGCGCAATCCGCAGATCGGCAACAGTGTTGATTGGCGGCGCTGGCATCACAAGAACATCGAGATGTTGGCCGACGGCACGCTACGTCTGGCTGTA